AATAAATTCTTATACCTCTATTGCCTAACATCTTACTCCAGAATGTTTCTACTCGACCATACCATCCAGTTTGATGTTTGCATGGTTCTGTATATGTAGTTGTGTAACAATTATAATTATCTTTATTTTTTATACTTGATTCTACTGCTTCGACAAATTGCTTCAATTCTTTTTTAGTTGTCAGGTTTATTGTTTTTGATATACTTTTTGTTGCCATAATTTTCACCTTATGAAATTCATGTTTCATGTTCTAACTTATCCAAACTTTAAATGCACCTTTTGTTAGTTTATCAACACACATATATACGCCTTTGCCAGCTCCAAACTCCATTTGACTATCTTCTGTACCTTTGAGAAAATAACGCATATAACACTCTTCAACATCCTCTACGGTTATATCTTTACCTTCTTCTTCGCATACTGCTAATACAAATTCTTCTTTAGTTTTATATTCTGATTTTTTACCTACAACTTCTCTTGTAGGTTGTAACATTAATAAACCTTTCATAATTTACTCCCTTTAAAATTGAGTATTCGTATGCTTATATTAATTATATTGGATCAAGTGCTTTACTTACTTCATCAATCAAATCCTTAATAATAATCGCTTTCTTATAAGTTTCATTGAATACGCACAAACTTTCACCTTGTTCTTTCTCCCATTGATTTATTAATTCTTGCGCTTGTGATAACAAAGGACTCCCAGTACTTAAATGGTCATACATATCTTCGTAACCATCTTCACACTTATCATTAATAACATCTAATAAATCAATAGAAAGATGAGGTTGACCTTCTACAGCCCACATATATTCAGGCACATCTTCACCATCTTTTAATTTATCATATATCCATTCTTCAAGGTCTTCCTGTGTCTTTAAGTGGTCATCACTACCGAACATATAATATCCGTCATAGTCCTTATAATTTATCTTATCAGCTTTCTGGAACGCTTCTGCATCCTTTTGTGCTTGTTTTGTACGATATTCATTGTTTCTTTCATCAATAGATTCCCGACAATCACACCATGACTTATTTAACTTTCCACAATGTTTACAAACATAGAGTGTCCCTGTGTAACAACGTCTACATGGTTCAATAAATGCTTGACTATTGCGTTCAGTTAGTACAAACCTAAGTCCTTTACATTCAGGACAAAGTGCTTCATTTTCCTTTAAATTTATAATTAGTTTATTTTGTAATTGAGAAAATAATTCTCTTGTTGATGGTTCTGACATATGTATTCATTCCTTTCAACTTATATTTGCTTACTTTCATCATCCAAAACTACTATATGTAATATCTTTCTATAGTCAAATATCTTCCAGCAGCTTGAACATCTAACATTTTCCAAATCCCAAGTTATAAGTTTTGCTTCTTGTTTACAGTAAGGACATATTGATTTAATCATATCTTTATCCTTTTTTATTTTTTAATATATTTCTCATTTCTTCTATAGACTCATCTATTGTTCGATTTAATTTTGCTGATAATAGAATTACTTCTGCCAAAAATCTATCGTCTTTACTTGGTATCTTCGATGTGTCAAATTGAATTATCAAAATATCACCTCCATGTTAAATCTTTCCACATACCATTATCTTCATTTTCTTTTAACTCTACGATTTGCAACAATCTTCCATCATCATACCATGAACCATTTTCTTCAGTAATTTCTTGATAATTCTCAATTATACTTTGCATATAGTCACTATGTTTTCTTTTTGATTCAGCCCAATTTTCAACAATAGTATTCATATATTGATCTACTTTATTATGCCAATCGTTAATAGCTTCCCTTATTGAATTACCTTCACAAATATAATAATGCATATAACTACAATTTGGCGATTCCATTTCTCCACCAGTGTTTGCAAATATCAAATATTTTTTCATATAATGTCCTTTCTTAAACCTATAAAATTTAATTTTCATATAGTTCAATTATTATACTTTGTTAGTTTACGTTTATTCTTAGGCATTATGTATTTTTTATAATCATACCTTAGCCATTGATAAATTTTATGATAACGCTCATATGTAAAATTTGTATTACTTGAATTATACCAATTATTTAAAGATTTATTATCTTTACTTCTGTTGCAATTATGACATGCAGGAACGCAATTCTTAATATCATTTCTACCTTCAAATATTACATGTTCTCTATGTAATCCCTTTTTAAATATATTTCTATGCTCGTCTTCAGTCATTCCGCAGTAAGCACAACAGTATCCACCTTTTTCATTTTTAAAATATTCTTTACAAGCAATCCATTCTTTTTCAGTTATTCTGTGGGTTTTAGGTTTTCTATTATTACCGTATTCTTTTGCTTTAGCTTTTCCATGTTCTGATTGTCTAAACTTTCTACTTAATTCTATGTAATATTCTCGATTCTCTTTTTTGTAATTAAGGTTGTCTCGCTTAATAATTTCTTTATTGTCTTGATAATACTTTCTTGACCTTTTTATAAATGTTGTTTCTCTTGCTTTCTTAACTGCACACTTTTTACACCATGTATTTAATCCATCTCTTTTACTACTTTTGTTATAATAGTAATAATCTAAAGTACATGGCAACCAAGGGTCTTCTTCGGGGAAATATGTATGATGTTGGTTGCACTTCTTTTCTAGATATCCGTTTATTTCTCTATGATTTTCTTCATATAATATATGTCCTCCCAATAATATTAACCTCATTTCCATTAATAATAACTACTAACCTTTCTCAAAAAACTTTTACCTCCCTGCCACATTTTTATTATACTACCACAGGAAGGTAATGTCAACTATTATTTATATGTTGTTTGTATTATTTTATACGATTTCTTAGATAATAATAAAATGTACAGAAGATATATTTGGCGGTGTAATCTTTGTCTGAAAATATGAAATTTAGATCATATCTATCAGCCATCGAATGTAAACTACCAATTGCAGATTTAGAAGCATATTTACTTTGGTATCGACCTTCGTACATATCAGCATAAGTTGAATCCTCAATAATTATGTGCATTTTACCTTTATGACGTAAAAATTCAGATTCAATTCTATCTCTTTCAACAAAATTCCCAATTATCTCATCAAGACATCCCTTACGTTCAATGGTTATTTCTTTATCATAATATGTGGGTTTGATTATACCTAATTCTAAATTAGCAGGAATAAAAAATGAATAATCTCCCCAATCTAATTTCTTACTAATATATGGTATTTTCTTTTTATCAAACCATTCAGTAACATGGGAACATTGCTGTTCCCTTGAATCACATATAATAGTCATTGATGATAATATTTGTTTCATTTCTGATTCAGTATATTTAAATCTATTAATCATCATCGTTTGCTCCATTCTGAAATTTATAAGTCACGTTACTATACTTTGAAACCCAATATTCTATTGTTCCTTCAACTTCTCTGTATATCTTTTTACCTGTTTCTGGATTTATTTCTCCTGTCGGTTCTTTTTGAAGTTTTTCATCAATGTATTTAATATATAAGAAATCACCTTGTGCAAACAATACTTTATTATATAAATTAGTCCACATCTTTATCTCTATATTTTCTCCAGTTTTAATCCTATACAGAGTAGCCTTAGTAATTGATTTTAAAACTTCTAATTCAGAAACATAATATATATCATATGAATATTGACTATCTGAAAAAGTTAATATTCCCAATATCTCCTTCTGATTATCAATTATTTCTTTTACCGTTAAAGGAACATTTTCAATATTACTTATTATATCTTGTAGTAATTCTTCATTCCTAAGTTTGGTTATTTTCTTAGCAGTTTCATTTCCATATCCCAAAACGAAATCTAACTTTAGTCCATACTCATCAATTTTAGCCTTAGAAATCTCTTTTGCATATCTGAAAATATCATACCACTTAATAATTTGCAAAATATAATTTACTCCTCCAAACTGTTTAAAGTAATTCAATTTTACAAGTTTATCTACAACAGTTTTATTAATTCCAGTTCCTTGTAAACAGTCGAGCAATTCAATAAAGTTATTATAACTATTTTGTCCAAGTTCAAATAATGTTTGAGATACTTTTTCACCAAATCCTTTAATGCTGGACATATTAGGATAGATAACTTTGTTTGTTTCATCTATATTGACTCTTCTATTATCTATACCAAATTCATAGTCACCTAACTTATAATCATAGAATATTAATGCTTCTTTTACTAGTGCATCTATCTTTTTCTTATTCTCTTTATCTTGATAATGGTTAATAGCTACTTCATAAAATTTTGTTGTATGATGTGCTTTAAACCATGCCTGATATGCACTATCACCACCCATTGAGAGAGCGTGTGGAGCATTAAAAGCGTATCTGGAAGAATCCTCTATTACATCGAATATATTATCAAAATTATCAAGATTATTAAATATCTTAATCCAGTTTTCCTTCAATGTAGTTTTAAGATTTTCTAGTTTTTCACCTTTAAGTTTCTTTTTTGATATTGCTTTAATTACACCATAGGAATCACCCATAGGAACACCAAGAAATGCTAGTATTTTCATTATAGATTCTTGATAAATCATAAAGTGGTAACTATCTTCAAGTAAGTTATCAATAACCTTTTCACCTGTTGTATAATTTTCTCTTGCTAAAAAGGTTGGTAAAAGTGATTTAAAGCCAGGTCTAATACCAGCTATAAAAGCACTGGATTCAGCTAAATTGGTGCATTTATATTGTTTTGCTTTTTTAGTTGTAGACTCTTTTTCAACTTGATTTACACAACAAGTAATACCATTAGCATATATATCCCAAGTAGATTTATCATTTTTAATCATATCTCTTAATTCATCAAAAGTAGGTACTTCTCTTCCAACACTTTGAAAGAATTTATGAGTTAAATGAACACTATCCACTATAAGATAATCATTTTTTACATACCCGAATTCATCAAGATAATTACCTTCTATGCAAGCACATAATGTACGTTTTCCTGTAGTTTCAGATACAGCAGTAATTAGTCCAATTTTACGCCTTATATCTCCTTCAAGAAGCAAATAGCCACAGGCATGGCACTTCAAATTAATTGTAATTCCTTGATATTCCAAACTACCCTTATATATTTCCAAATATTCTTCAGGAATGAAATCTTCAATATGTATAAACTCTTTATCTTCTTCATCAGCATATTTTAATTTATCATTGTATTTATCAATAAACTTAGATATCTCATTTGCTACTTCTGGCTTAACATCGTTTGCTCCAGCATATAGTTGCCATGCTGCTTTCTCTTTTAACTTTTCAATAGCCATCAAAGGATAACAACTATGATACCCAATTAATTCTCTAGTTGCTTCTACAAAAGGCTCTGCTACAGCGATATTATAGTCGATATCGGGCATTTGACCACTTAATACTCTATCTTTTGTTAAAAATCTTTCAGGGTATATTGGAATTTCGCAATTAAACCTATCTATTGTAGTGAATCCTAAAAGTTTATTTGTAATAAATGATGCAGAACTACCTCTTGATGTAGTAGTTAGAATACCACCTTTTTCATTGACAGCTTTAGAAATTATATGATAATTGGTTAATGGATAATCCACTACTCCGCTATCAATATATTCTCCTACCTCATATCTTATACCTGCAACTTTTTCAGGTGTTTTAAGTGTTTCACGTTTATAACTTTCATTTATAATTTTTTTAAATATTTTAATTCTTTCTTCATATGTAGTATTTGGATAAACACAAGGTATTTTAAAACTCCGATCAAAAACTATTTCTTCACATCCATTGACAAATACATTTGTATTCATCATAGCTGTTAAAATTTCTTCATCATTTAAAATACCTTGCTTTATAAATCGTGCAAATATTTCTTTGCTATCAGGATAATCAAGATACCACCCGTCTTCATCATCATAGGTAATACCTTTATATTTCAATATTTGATCACGCTTAATTGCATTTTCTTGTTTAACATAATGGCTATCTAATCCGCAGATGATTTGTATCCCATATTTCTTAGCCATTTCTAAAATTCTTTTATTTAAAATCTTCTGACTTGGAGTATCATGATTTTGTACTTCTAAGAAAAAGTTATTACCAAAGTGTTCATGAATCTTCAACCATGTATCTTCAGCATCTTCATATTTCCACCCCGCAATGCAAGCGGAAGTCGCAATCATATTTCCTTTTGGAATATTTAATAATAGCTCTAAATCAATCCTAGGCTTATAATAATATCCATCTTCATTAGCTATAGAAAGAGCAAAATTCAGATCTTCTCTACCCTCTGTATTCTTAGAAATAAGACAAATATGACAATTTGTTCTATCTCTTAATGTTTTAATTTCTCCAGATTTATCCTTTTTAAATTCTCCCGTTTCTTTATCAATTTCAGGATATTCTTTTAATCTATCTTTTACCCAATATGCTTCAGCAGAATGTCGATACTTTAATTTATTTTTTTCTGCTACCTTATATACTTCAAATTGATTCCCTTGATTTCCATGATCTCCACTAAATAAACATTTGCTTTTATATTCTATCGTTCTTTCAGCATAATTTTCTATTGATTCTGCACAATCAGCAGTAGATGCATTTGAAAAGTCTTTATGATTATGATAATTCTCAACATAAAGATTTTCTAAATAATCATCTATACTATAAGGAAATTCAAATGATAATGTTGGTATTATTTTTTCAATTATAGATTTCATTATTACTCCTTAAATTTTATTATTTCTTTTAATTCATCTGCAAATAAACAATACTTTCCTTTATTTCTACTTTTATTTTCATTTGTATTAAATGTAATGTATAATTCATCCTTTGCTCTAGTAATATCAACAAATAATAGTCTTCTTTCTTCTTCAAGCGAATTTAAATCATCTTGTATATCTACATATTTAAATGAATTTATAGTTGTAATGACTACACTCCATTCCTTACCTTTACTGCTATGGGCGGTAGTTAAAGTTATCGCATTGTATTTGTTTTCATCCTTTTCAATGCTGGTATCATCATTGTATAAATTTATTTTATAAAGATGTTCTAAAAAAAAGTTAAAATCTTCAAATGTACTCTCTTGCAAATTTTCAACGAAACTTTTAACTATTTCATCTTTATTTATAATTGGGGCAATCAATTTATAAAAATATTCTATTTTCAAATCGTCAGATTCTAAATTACTAAATTCTTCAATTATCTTTGATTTGAATTCATTACAAATATTTTCAATATCCTCATTATTCTTTTCATTAAGTTCATTAATAAAATATAAATGTTCCATCAGATAATAGTCATGTTCATTATTTCTAAAGAAATTGCTTAAATTTATTATATGTTGAACGTTTACATTATCAATATATAATTCACTTGCTTCTATTACACTAGGAATACTTTCTTTGTTTAGATAATCCTTGATTTCCAATAACTCCTTCTTAGTTCTTGCAATTACACAAATTTCATATTTAGAGATACCTTCAGCTATCTTTTCCTTAATTATATTAGTAATTCCAATATACTCATTTTCTAAAGTATCACAAGGTATTAATACAGGAACTTTATCACTGATTTTTCTACCAATAATCTCTTTATCAATTCTTTGCGTATTTAACTTATTCAACTCATTAGCAACATAGCATATTTCATTAGTTGACCTAAAATTATCAAGTAGAAAAACATCATTTACATTTATAAATTGTTTATCGAAGTTTAAAATATTTTCAGGTGTAGTATTTCTAAATGAGTAAATTGCCTGAGAATCATCACCAACAACCATTAAAGAAGTGATGTGATTATATTTTTCCAATAAGTGTAACAACTTTACTTGTGTAAAATCTGTGTCTTGATACTCATCAACGATTATATGCTTAAATCCATATTTAGTAATCAAGTTAGGGTATGTTTCAAAAAGTTCAATCAAATATAATATCTGATCCTGATACTGTAATAATCCTTTAGATTTCAATTTTTCATTAAATTTAGTATACATTTCATAAATAAGATTAGCCTTGTCTGACTCTATATTAAAATCTTTTTCTTTAGACAAAACCTTCTCATTAAACATATCAATGCTATAGTCATAGCTTTTTATAATATTAAAATATATTATAAGTTGTTTAAAAGCTCCTTTAGCATTGGGATAATTAAGTAATGGATTTCTATAATTTAACCATTCTATTTTGCTATATTCTTCTATTTCAAGCAATTCTTTAATAATATCGTTTATATCTATTGAGTTTGCTAATTTAGGCTGTACTTGAAAACCTAATGTATTCCACTCTTTAGACACAATACTATCTCCAAAAGAATTGAATGTAAATATATTGAGGTTATTTACATTTATATTTTTTATATTATAGAAGTTTAGCCAATAGCTAATTTTTTCTCTTAACTCCTGTGCTCCTTTATTCGTGAAGGTTATTAACAATATATCTCTTGGAATATAGCCCTTCTTAAATAATTCTATTGTCCTCATAACCATACTAGATGATTTACCTGATCCTGCTACGGCATTTATCCTATAACTACCTTTCTCTATATCTACAACCTGTTTTTGTGCCTTAGTTAATTTAAGTTCTCCGCTAGATTTTTTTGAGTCTACAACTATTTCCATATCTGATTTATTTTCAACATCTTCATAATTACATAGAGTTGAATAACTACAAAAATCACAATCATTTGATTTACATTTTTCTGAGTTAAAATTCAATTCAGAATTTAAAAGTTCAATAATTTTACTATCAAGCGATTTATCATAATCAAAGGTTATAATATTATTTCCTATAGAATTATCAAAATATAAAATGTCGGCTATTTCTGTCATTTGTTTTTCGTGTTCTTTTTGTAATTTCTTATCTGAATAACCAATTATTTTTAGATTATCTAGATTTTCAATTAACTTTTTTTTGTCAGTCAAGAATTGAGAATATAGTGCCTTTTCATCCTTTTTGCCTTTCAGATGATAGAATGAAGATATAATAGGTTTTCCTTTATTGACATATAATTGCTCTCCTAGTTTCTTTAAAAGATATAATTCTATGTCGTTCTCAGGTAAATTTTTATCAGTTCTTGCCTTATAACTCAATTCGGTTGAACCAATTTTATATTTTACCACTTCTATATTATTGGGATTTTCAAAAACTATATCAGCATTAATCTCTATTTCATGATTATTTATATGTACATTTCCATATATGTTTTTAGTTATAATTTTTCTACCTTGTAACTTTTCAAAAGTTATATACCTTAATAGATGAGAGAATATTATATTTATTTCTACCGCTTTCTCTTGATTGGTTAAGAAAAACTTTTCTTCAATAAGACTAATTATTATAGATTTTAACTTTATCTCATCTATATTTATGAAATCATAATCCTTAATAATAGCTTTATATATTTGTTTAATCATACTTGACTTATTATTCAAAGTTTTAAAGTTATTAAATTGAGATACATAAGCTTTAAACTTACAATCTTTAATATTTTTGAGTTGATATAATTTTATTTTTTTCATCAAGAATTCCTTTCCCTGTCTTATTTGAATATTGATTGTGTCTTTTTATTTTTATCGTCCTTAACGATACTTATAAAATTAAAGGTTTTTCCTTCAAACATCATATTAAAATAGCCTGTTGCTCCATTTCTTTGTTTTGCAATAATTACTTTTCGATCTTGTATTTCTACTAAATCATCAACGCCTGAAGGTTTGTGAATAAATATTACATTATCTGCATCTTGTTCCATATCACCACATTCTCTTAAATCACTTAAACGTGGTTCTCTGGATTCTCTTTCAGTTAACCTAGTTAATTGAGCAAGAGCCACTATTGGAATATTAAATTCTTTTGATAATGCTTTTAAATTTCTACTTATATCTCCTAGTTCTTCAGTTCTATTATTTGTTTTTTTATAGGTAAGCATTAACTGGAGATAATCAACAAATAAGACATCTAGTTTATTTTGTGTTTTCATATTTCTGCAATAAGCTCTTAAATCTTGTATATATCTTATTTCTTCTATATATAAAGGTAAGTCAGATGCTTCATCTACTGCTTTTTCAAATGCATTCCAATCATCAATAGACATAAGTTTAGGTTTTCTTAATTTATGACTATTAATTTTACCTTGTGAAGACACAACTCTTGAAAATAATTGTTCATCAGACATTTCAAGTGTATCAAATGTAACGTGAAGACCTCTTTTTGCTAAATTTAAAGCAATTTGCATAGCAATAGCAGTTTTACCACAACTAGGTCTTGCACCAATGATGGAAAATTCTTGTTCATGTAAACCATCTAACCAATTGTCAAAATCTGAAATTCCAGTATAATATTTTTCTTCACCATCATTGCTTTGATTCTTTTTTCTTTTAATCTTTTCTTTAAAATCTACTGCAATAGACTTTAAATTTTTTTTACTTTTTTTATCATTTACATTTATTGCAGACAGCAATTCTAATGAATTACTTTTAATATCAACAACATTTTCAAAATCACCATCATAAGCTCTGTTTATTATTTCATTTGAAATCTTAATTGTTTTTCTTCTCACTGATTTTTCTTCTACTATGCTTGCATAATGTTTTGCATTTGCAGTAGTTGGTACACCAGTAGATATTGTTGATAAATATTCCAAACCACCAATATTATTTAGTACACCCCTACTATCTAAATTTTCTGATACCGAAATAATATCAACTGGTTCATTTTTATTAAATAATTCATCTATAGAATTATATATTTCTCTGTGTATATCTTTATAAAAATCATCTGACTTAATAATTGAAATAATATCTGGTATTTTATCATTATCAAGTAACATTGATCCTAAAACTGATTGTTCTGCTTCAATATTATGTGGAGGTATCCTCCCAAGTGAATATAAATCCATATATCTCTCCTAATCGCATGAATAATTTGATAAATCTCTATATTGTGGTTGTTTTTTGGGTTGATTGTTTGCTTGACGTTTTTTATCTAAATTGTCCCACATTAAAATTGTTCTATAATGACTATCTTTTTGTCTCTTTTTCTCTGTAGGTTTCTCTCCAATCCAATTATCAAGATTTTCTATTCTTTCTTTAGTTGATTCTTCTCCAAATTTATTTACAAGTTTTTGATATTCTTCATCAGTTAAATACACGTAATCTAAATATTTTTTCTTATCACTTGGTATTATTTTTGTCTCTTTATTTTCAGCTAAATTGGTATTAGAATTAACTTTTCGTTTCATTTTTTGAATATTATTAACTAAGTTTGGAACAAATAACACTCTATTCTTCCACATTTCTTTATCTATAGCATTTAAATCACATAGAGTATTTAATATTTTCTTCATTTGTATACTATCAATTTTAAATTTTTCAAGTAACTTATTACATGAATCAGTTGTTTTTACTATATATTGATAATTAGGACTTGAACCTAAAACTTCAAGTAACTTAAACCACACTGCATATCCATCATTACCATATAACATTTCTAATGCTCTTATGGTTGTACTATCCTTTAATAAATGCGGAAAATATTCCGTTGATTGTTTAGGTCTACCTTTTGGCATTAATAATCACCTACTTATTTATATATAATTATATGGCTTGATAAAATTTATTATATAAATCAATATACTCCCATTTGTTTATATAACAATTATATTTAGAATTTGTACCTATACACATGGATACCAATTTTAATTCTTTTGATGGGATAATAAAAACCTTTTCAATATTAGTTCCATTTTCATCTAATGCATATAATATGTATAAATCACAAGTAGGAAGCTTTTTATTAATTCCAAATGTGTGTAATCTACATCCGCATTCATCTAAATAAGCACATCCACTTTTTACATCTATTTTAATATTACCATTTATAACTAAATCATATGGAGCTTTCATAGTTGTTTCTTCAACACGATAACCCATCTGAATTAATTGATTCATACATATTTTCTGATATGATACTCCCATTAGCGTTTCACTATCTTTAATTTCTAAATTAAGCATTTTAGCCCACGTGTAGTAACCATATCCTCTTATAATAGCATTGTGTAGATTTTGATTTTGTTCAATCGACAGAACCTCACTCCTACTAGGCATTCTATTAATTTTTAATTGTTGTATTATGTAATATATTCTATTTTTAATTTCATCATCCTTTAATAATTTCACTGATTTTTTAATATCTAATTTTAATTTATTAGCCCAATAAATATATCCTCCTGAATCAGAAATTGCTCCGTCTAATCCTGATATATTAGTAATTCTAGTTTCTTTTGATGTTGGCATTCTCTGTATATTTAAGATACTCATTGCTTTAAATATACTATTTTCAATATTATTTTCTGTCCAATTCATCTATCGTATTCACCTCAAAAAATAAGATTATAAGAGGGATGTAATATCCCCCTTATATTAATAGAATTGCTTTTGTTAGAAAGGCAAGATATCATCATCCATAGGTGAGAAACCTCCTGCATTAGGAGCACCCTGCTGACTTGGATTTGTTCCTTCACTCTTTTTGCTATCTGCAAAATAAGTTTCTTCAACAATTACTTCGGTCACATAATGTTTCTTACCTTCATTGTCATCCCATGTTCTTGTTTCAATTCTTCCTATTACAACAACTTGTGAACCTTTGTTGAAATACTTAGATATAAATTCTGCTGTCTTTGACCATGATTGACAATTGATAAAATCTGCTTTTCTTTCTTCTCCTTGTTTTTGGAATCTCTTATTTACTGCTAAAGTGAAACTACAAACAGCAGTATTATTACCTGATGTGTATTTTAGTTCAGGGTCTTTCGTGAGTCTTCCCATAAGTATTACTTTATTCATAATTTATTATCCTCCTATTTATTGTGTTATTTTTATTTTGTTTAGTGCTTCGATAACAGCATTTGCAACTTCTATATCTTTAATTGTGGTGTAATTTGCAACTACATGTTTGGACTTTATTGCTGTTTTAATATCTGCTTCTGATACCTTTAATGAAGTTAATTCAGCAACGATAGTCTTAATTTTTTCTTTAGCTTGTGTAAGTTCATCTACAGGCAATGATTCTTCAAATTTAGGAGTTTCAGTTTTTGGTTGTGGTTTAGGCGCAGGAACATCACCACTATTTGCCCAATCATATAATGCCATTCCATCTTTTTCAGTTAATACGTCATATCTATTCTCAAAAAGATGTGTGTTGTCTTTCATAGCATCAGCAACATGTGTCTGCTGGTCAATATTGAACGTCACAGTATAGTTGTATTCAGTATTGTCCCTCTGCTTATATCCTAAACCAACTTTCTTAGGCACTTGCTTACCGTTCTTATCCTCCATGACATATTCATCTTTACCTCTTACTGTAGCAAAAACATGTAATGGGGATTGAAGAATTCTTTCCATAAAAGGATCATGTCTAGGGGTAATTTTTGACCAATTAGTATAACTATTTCCTGGCATTTTTGAATGAACCTCTAAGCAATAATCCCATTCATGAGTTATACTATCAATAATTAAAATTGTATAACCACCATCAACAGCAGTGTCTATCGCTTCGATATATTTTTCTGGTGTATAAGGTGCTTCTAATTGTAGGTCATCAAAGTCAAACTCATTTGCATAATATCTAATACGACCATTTTCTGTATCTATTGCTGCAATCTTTCCACCAGACTTTTTTGCAAATCCTGTTGCAAGTCTAAGCATTGAATATGTTTTACCAGAACCAGAAGCTCCTGCTCCAAGAACCTTAACCCATATTTGTTCTCTTTTTGCTTTTTTAAAACCTATGTTAGCCATATGTACTAATTACCTCTTTCTTTTTTATTATTTATATTTAGTTAATTACTAACGTCTTGGAATTGCTATATCAAAATCAAATTCACACAGATACTTTCTTGAAGCAAGATAATCAGACAAATGAACTATATTTTGCAGTTTACCTTTTGGTTTAGGAAGTAATTGATTCTTTTTATATTTATCCTTATAATCATAAGCCCATTCTCCCATATGGCTACTAATACAACCCTTAATTTGTTCAAGTACTTCTGAATCAATAAGTGTGTTTAATTCAGTATTATTCTTTAGAAAATCAGCCATAATAGTAGGATGTAATAATACTGTACCTGTTCCATTTTCTCCACACTTCATACCGTCATGCAGTAATAGAGATGTGATAATAATATCTTTCTCAAGATCAGAATACTTCATCATTTCCAAACTGATAATATCAACCGCAAATCTTACCGCAACTTTTGTATGTCTGACTAATCCACCATCACCTAAACTAAATTTAGGATGGAATCTACCTGATGTACTTGCTGGCATTGTAAAGAAATAATCTGGAAGTTTCAATAATGTTGTTTCTGCAAACTTTCTTATCTTCTCATCCTTTATGTAATCCAATTCCGTTTTAAAAATTTCTAGTCTATCCATGAATCCTCCTTTCAGTAAAAATCCGAATGAAATTCAATTTTCATTTCCTATACTATATATAGAAATTTTATTTTCAAAAACCACTATATATTGTATGTTAAAATACATTTTCCCAAGGATTCTCTGGTTCTAATATAAATTCTGGCTCAACAGTAATAATCTCATGAAGTATAATTGTCAGAATTCCATCTTGAATTGCCCATGTAACCTTACTGTAAATATTGTAATCAACTTCAAGTTTGATATTAATTTCATTCTCAAACTCAGTGACTTCATCTTTATA